TGTGGGTAAATTCACATCTCAGTCTTTTTGTAGTCACAGCCTTTTCTTAATCAAGTAATTATGGCCACGCAAAGAGAATTAGCAGAACACTTAGACCTAAGCACCAAAAGGATCTCAGAACTCATTAGAGATGGTATTTTGCCCTCTAAGATGGGCAGATCCCCTTTAAACATAGATGTTTGCAGAATTGCATACATTTCATACCTTCGGAAGCTGGGCGGCTACAACAAACGCAGCGGTGGCGGAGACATAGCCGAAGAAAAAACTAGGTTAACAAAATTCCAGGCTGATAAAGCAGAGCTTGAAGTAAACCAACTTGAAGGCAAATTAATACCAGCACAGTTGGTTCAAGATACTTGGACAGATTTTGTGGCCAATGTTAGGGCCAAGCTGTTGGGATTGCCTTCCAGGATTGCTCATCAAGTTATTGCCCTGGAAACATACCCAGAAGCAGAGCAATTAATTAAAGAAAACATAAACGATGCACTTAGCGAACTAGGAGAAAATGGAATACCTACAGAATATGCAGATCGTGTTGAACAACACGAAAGCAGTATTTAAGCCGCCACCAGATCTAAAGATTTCAGAGTGGGCAGATTCGCATAGGCGGTTAAGTCCAGAGAACTCTGCGGAAGCTGGGCAATGGAATACAACCAGGGCGGAATACCAAAGAGAGATCATGGACACTTTTAATGATCCAGGTATTGAAAGAATAGTTGTAATGACATCATCCCAGGTTGGTAAGACTGAATTAATACTAAACGCCATTGCTTACTACATGGATCAAGATCCAAGTCCATTACTCGTGGTGCAACCAACTCTGGCCATGGCTCAATCATTTTCAAAAGATAGGTTGGCAGCAATGATAAGAGATTCAAAAAAGATTAAAGACTTAGTTGCGGATGCTAGATCCAGAGATAGCAGCAACACTGTTTTGCATAAAAAGTTTCCTGGCGGCCATTTATCTTTGGTTGGATCCAACAGTGCTGCGGGACTGGCTAGCCGTCCAATCCGTTGTCTTTTTTTAGATGAACTAGATCGTTATGAGTTAAGTGCTGGCAGCGAAGGTTCACCAGCTGATCTTGCTATAGCCAGAACAAAAACATTCTGGAATCGCAAAATTTATATGTGTAGCACTCCAACTGTAAAAGGGATCTCTAAGATTGAAGCTGCGTTTGAAGAATCAGATAAACGCTTTTATATGGTTCCATGTCCAGAGTGTCATACTAAACAAAGATTGCTTTGGAAAAATGTTGTATGGGATGAAGGCAAACCAGAGGCAGCTCATTATTGTTGCCAAGAATGTGGCTCTGTAATTGATGAATCTAGCAAGCCTTGGATGTTAAAGCATGGCGAATGGCAGGCAACTGAATCTTCTGTTAAAACGGCTGGCTTTCATATTTCGGAGCTGTATTCTCCCTGGGCAACTTGGGCATCAATGGCTGTAAACTTTCTTGAAGCCAAGAAGATGCCAGAAATGCTAAAGACTTTTATCAATACTAGCCTGGGCGAAAGCTGGGAAGAACAGGGCGATGGCGTAGAGCATGAAGGCCTATTGGCCAGAAGATTAAATTATGATGGTCTAACGCTGCCAGAAAATATCTTAGTTGCAACTTGCGGTGTTGATACGCAAAAAGATAGATTAGAGGCCCAAGTAATGGGATGGGGCCATAACTATGAAGCCTGGGTGATTGAATACAAAGTATTCTGGGGAGATCCAAATGCCGTCAATGTTTGGAATGAGTTAGATCTATATCTAAAAAGTAGATTTAAGACTGAATCTGGTAGATCTATTGCAATTTCATCTACCTGTATTGATTCTGGTGGCCATCATACAAATCAAGTTTACTCTTTTACTAAACCACGCCAGGGCAGAAGAATATTTGCAATCAAAGGTGCTAATGTTGCAGGCAAGCCAATTGTAAGTAAGCCAAGTTATGTGGGTAAAACACAAACTGCTTTGTATACAGTTGGAACTGATACGGCCAAAGAAAACATATTTGCCAGGCTTAATGCAGATCAAGATACAACAACGCTGCATTTCCCAGCGGATGTCGATGAGGAATACTTTAAGCAGCTCACAGCAGAGAAAAGAATCACTAAATGGATCCGTGGCCGTAAATCTTTGGCCTGGAAACAAATTAGGCCCAGGAATGAGGCCTTGGATGTAACTGTGTATAACTTTGCTGCAATTTATCTGCTTAACCCAAATTTTGATGTCATTGAAGAAAGATTAATGACTGGTGCCAAGGAAGATCCTAAAAATGCACCTGGACGGCAAAAAGGGCCTGGATTATCACCAGGATCTAATTTTGCAACCAGTTGGAAACAATAATTGCGAATAATATTAGTTTTACAGCTGAGATCTTATCCATAACTCGTAATATTTATATATTTGACAACAATTTAAATGACCATAGTGTTTCTGTGTAGGTATACATATAAAACATTGAGGATTAATTGGCCAATTTATTTGATTCAACTAACTATCCAAACAAAGTTCCTTCTGAATTAAAGAAGGGAGACAACTGGAATTGGAAAAATGACAGTCTGGGAACAGACTATAGCAACTCATCTTTCACGTTAAAGTATGAGTTCAATCTTATTGATGGATCCACAAACGTACATTTCCAAATTTTGGCCACTAACGATGGATCTGATTATAAAGTTGAGGTTCCTCATTCAACAACAGCCAATTACACGGCTGGCGAATACAACTGGATTGCTAACATCCACCGCAACTCTGGTGGCAGAGTTAAAGTTGGCGAAGGGTTTATGTCTGTTCAAGACGATTATGCCACCACGACATCCTCAGTAAGATCTTTTGCCAAGCAAATGCTTGATGCAATTGAAGCCGTGTCTTTAAACAGAGCCACCATGGATCAATCTTCTATGAGTATTGCTGGTAGATCTCTTTCCAGAATGTCTATTGATGAGCTTATGAGCTTTAGAGATAGATTTAAAACTGAATACTTACAAGAACTTAAACAAGCCAGAGCCAAGAATGGAAAAGGCACTGGCAACAATATTAAGGTTCGTTTTGGGCCTACATCTACTTTTAATCCAACAGACTTAACATAATGGCCTGGTACAACAATATTTTTAATCGTAATACTAAACCTAAAAGACCTATTTTTAGAAGGGGTTACACAGGAGCATCAAGCGGCAGATTGTTTGCTGATTTTATTACATCAAGCAAATCAGCCGATGCAGAAATAAAAGATAATCTAAGAATTCTAAGAGACAGGGCCAGAGATTTAGCCAGGAACAATTCTTATATCAATCGCTATTTAAATTTAATGATCTCTAATGTTATTGGCAAGCATGGTGTTCGCATTTCCTCAAAGGCCAGGAACGAAAATGGATCTTTAGATCTTTTGGCCAACAGACAAATTGAAGATGCCTGGAAGCGATGGACAAAATATGGAGTTTGCACGGCCAATGGCAGAATGTCTTTTTTAGATTGCCAAAAACTATTTGTAGAAAGCCTGGCCAGAGATGGCGAGGTTTTAATTAGACACATAAAAAGCAACAACAATTCTTTTGGTTATCAGATCCAATTTTTAGAAGCTGATTATTTAGATGAAGATCTTAACGAAACCTATAAAAATGGTAACAAGATTTGCATGGGTGTTGAGGTTGATAAATTTTATAAACCAGTTGCGTATCATTTGTTTGCAGAACATCCCTATGGCACTTCATACCAATACGACAAAAAGCACATAAGAGTACCAGCAGAAGAAATAACGCATTGCTTTATGCCAAACAGGGCCGAGCAAACAAGAGGCGTGAGCCATATTGCAACAGCCATGGCTAATGTTAAGCAGCTTGATGGATATCTTGAGGCCGAGATTGTAAGTGCAAGGCTGGGGGCCAGTAAATCTGGTTTCTTTAGTTCACCAGATGGCAATTCATACGTTGGCGATGGCATGGAAGATACTTTTAATCCAGTGATGAACGTAGAGCCTGGAACTTTTCAGCAGCTGCCAGATGGTATGCAATTTACACCTTATGATCCAACGCATCCAACAAATGCCTTTGAATCATTTACAACCACAATTTTAAGATCCATTGCTTCTGGCCTTAACATCTCATATCACTCTTTAAGCAATGATTTAACCTCAGTTAATTATTCTTCTATTCGCCAAGGTGCATTAGAAGATCGTTCTAACTATCAGATCTGGCAAGAATTTATTGTTCAGCATTTTATGGATGTAGTTTTTAAACGCTGGTTAGAGATGGCCATTACAACCAAGGCCATAAACTTGCCAATTGGTAAATTTGATAAATTCTCAAATGCCATTAATTACATCCCAAGATCATTCCCTTGGATAGATCCATTAAAAGAAATGCAGGCAAATGTTGTTGGCCTACAAAACGGCATAACAACTTACTCAGACATTGTTTCTAGCTACGGCAAAGACGTAGAGGAAACATTTGAACAACATCAAAAAGAAAAAGAACTGGCAGAACAATATGGAATCTCCACAGCTTTCCAGCCGTTTGGTAACAAAGCTCCAGTGCCAGCTGTAGTAGAAGGAGATCCAGATAATGAATAACAAGTTTCAAGAGGCAATTACGCCAAATGAAAAACATCCCAGTGAGGTAAGCATGGAATTTAAAAGTGAAAATCCCATCCTCAGCGAAACAGAGGCAGATCCTATTATTGAATCTGTTGAAGTCATTGAGGATGTTAGTGAAGATGAGCAGGATAGATTGTTTGATGATGAAATGTCATATCGAACAGTCAACTTATCCAGGGCATCTTACATTGACGAAAAGACCAGAAGGGTTCGCATAGGAGTGTCATCCGAAAGCGAAGTTGAAAGGTCATTTGGGTTAGAAGTTCTATCCCATAGGGCAGAGGATATAGATATGTCATTTATAAAATCTGGTACAGCTCCACTTCTTAACAATCATAATATGAATGAACAGATTGGAGTTATTGAAGAATTTAGACTTGATGAGGCCGCAAAAAGGACAGTTGCGGTTGTGCGATTTGGTAAATCAGCACTAGCCGAAGAAGTCTTTAGAGATGTAGTTGACGGAATTAAACAAAATATTTCCGTTGGTTACAGAATTACTAAACTAGAACAGTCAAACAATGACAAAATTGGCGATCACTATCGTGCAAGTTGGGTTCCTTATGAGGCCAGCCTCGTTTCAATCCCAGCAGACACCGATACCCAAAAAGTTGGCGTTGGCCGTTCTAAATCTAACAATATTCCAAACATACAGGTAACTAAAATGGAAAATGAAAAACAAGAAATTAATCTTGATGAAATTAGATCTCAAAGTGCAGACGAAGCAAGAAAAGAATTTGCTAAAAACTCAAAAGAGATTTTAGATCTTGCTGCAAAGCACAACAAAAGAGATTTAGGTAATCAAGCTATACAAGATCAACTTTCAGTTGATGCTTTTAGAGGACAATTATTGGATCAAATATCTAATGACGTTCCTTTAGAAACTCCAAATGAAATTGGTTTAACCCCTAAAGAAACACAAAGATTCAGTGTTGTAAAAGCTATTAGAGCTTTGGCAAATCCAACAGATCGTAGATCTCAAGAAGATGCTGCATTTGAATTTGAATGTTCTCACGCTGCTGCTGCTGCCGAAGGTAAAACTTCACAGGGCATTATGCTTCCTAGTGATGTACTAAGAAACTGGTCAAGAGACATGAACTCATCCGATGATTCAACTCTTATTGCTCCAGACTACAGAGGCGGAGACTTTATCGATGTATTAAGAAATGCATCAACAGTCATGCAAGCTGGTGCAACAGTTCTTAATGGACTTAAAGGGAATGTTACTATTCCCAAAAAGACAGCCGCCAGCTCAGCTGGTTGGATTGCAACAGAAGGTGCTGCTGCTGCCGAGTCAGAAATGACAACTGGTAGTGTCACTATGTCTAGTAAAGTGGTCGGTGCATTTACGGACGCCACTCGATTGCTACTTTCTCAAAGCTCACTAAGCATTGAAAACTTAATCAGAGATGATTTAGCTAAAGGTATTGCACAAGCAATTGATGTTGGTGGATTAATGGGATCTGGAACTTCTGGACAACCTACAGGAATTCGCAACACTTCTGGAATCAACACAAGTACATTTGCAGCTGCAAATCCAACTTGGGCTGAAATCGTAGGCTTAGAATCAGACATTGCTGCTGATAATGCACTGCTTGGAAACCTAAGATATATCTGTACTCCTTCTGAATACGGAACAATGAAAGTAACATCCAAGGACTCTGGTTCTGGACAATTTCTTGTTTCTCCAGATGGCAGAGTGAATGGTTACGATGTAATCAGATCTCAAGCAGTTACTTCTGGTGATTTCTACTTCGGAAACTTTGCTGATTTGCTAATTGGTTTCTTCTCAGGGTTAGATTTGACTGTGGATCCTTATTCACTTTCAACAACTGGCTCAGTAAGAATTGTTGCTCTCCAGAACATGGATATTGCTGTAAGGCATCCAGAGAGCTTCATTTTAGCTAATGACGGATAATTTTAAGTAATGCTTAAATGGAATGGGGGCGGCAACGCCCCCAACTTAGAAATGAAAAAATATTTAATTACAAAAGCGACAGTTTGCAACGGCCAGAGGGTAAACCCTGGAGATGTTGTTGAGATTACAGTTGATGAAGGCTTCATTTTGGTTAATTGCAATAAGGCCCAGGAATACGTTGAGCCAAAACCAAAGCCAAAAAAAGTTGATAGATCTGTAGGCCTTGAAACATCCGATACACCTGCTCCAAAGAAAAGATCTAAGAGCAAATAATGGCCCTTGAAAGTGCAGCTGATTTTAGTTCCTATGTTGATGCAACAGTAGGATTTGGAATCACTGGTACTTTCTTTGAGGTGCAAGATACGCTTTGGGATTCTAGGCTCGGATTAATTGATACTTATTTTGATATTGATTCTGGTGCCTCTGTAAACATCAATTTAATTATGGATGAAGATTATTTTGCCATTGAAGGCAACAGTGTTGCAGCTGAGGGTTATCAACCCAGGGCAACAATGAAAGCCAGCGATGCACCATATATTTCTCATCAAGATAAATTGATTGTTGATGCGGTAACCACAGACCAAGGCAATGTAATTAAGCCAGCAACCACATATTTAGTGGTTGAGGTACAACCAGACAATGTTGGAATGTTAACTCTTATTTTAGAGGCCGCTTAATGAGTCAAATAAGATACGAAACTGAATCTGATATGGCAGCATATTTAGATCCAACTTATGGCCATGGCCTGGGTGCTACATACACCAGGAATGGAGTTAGTACATCTCTAAATTTAATTTTAAATGAGGAGTATGTTGAATTGGATGAAGGATCTGGCGTTGAGGCTGTGCAGCCTATCGCATATTGCAGATCTGTAGATATCCCAAATGTTACGCACAACGATACTTTGGCGGTTAGTGCCTACAAAGATGTTAACGGCAATATTCTGAAGGCCGCAACAAATTACAAGATCGTTAATGTGCAAAAAGATAACAAGGGTTTTACGGCCCTAGTATTAGAGGAACAATAATGGCAGATCATGTAAGACAGCAGATTCGTAACCAGGTGGTAACGCAATTAACTGGCTTAACAACTACAGGATCTAATGTGTTTGATTCCAGGGTATACCCTCTGGAAGATGGCAACCTGCCAGCGATTTTGGTTTATACAAAATCCGAAGATAGCGAGCCAATAGAGATTGGCCCAAACAGAACAAGTGAAAGAACATTAAGCCTGGTTGTTGAGGCCTATGTAAAGAGTACAACTAATTTTGAAGATACTCTGGACACTGTTTGTAAAGAAGTAGAACAAGCAATTGCAGCGGATCCAACCCTATCTGGGAAGGCCAAAGATTGCTACATAGAATCTACTGAAATTGAATTTAACGCAGAGGGGGAGAAGCCACTGGCTTTTGCTACTTTGATTTTTTTAACTAGCTATTACGTCCAGGAACAAAATCCAGATGTGGCAGTTTAACCAGGAGTAAATTATGAAAATGATTTCACCAGATGGTACGAGTTCTATAGATGCACATCCTACAAGGGTTGAGTATTTGTTGAAAAAGGGTTGGAAAGGAGAAGCAATCCAGGAAACTAAATCTTCTCTAAAAAAACAGGCGAAAGCCGAGGTAAAAGAAAATGTCAGTAACTAAAGGCTCTAGTGGCCTAATAAAAGTTGGTAGTTCAACTGTGGCCGAGGTTAAATCATATTCAATTGATGAGACTGCGGACACAATAGAATCCACATCAATGGGCGATTCAGCTAAAACATTTGAATCTTCATTAACATCCTTTTCAGGATCAGTTGAGTGTCATTACGATGATGCAGATACAACAGGCCAAGTGGCTATGAGTATTGGATCAACGATAACTCTTAACTTGTATCCAGAAGGCGATACAGCTGGAGATACTTACTATAGCGGTTCTGCCGTTATTACTGGTAAGACTGTTTCTGGTTCGCACGATGGATTAGTTGAGGCGAGTATTAGCTTCCAGGGCAGCGGAGCTTTAACTATTACAACAGTATAAAAAATGTCAGTAATAGATAACGCAGTAAAACATTTTGAAGCTCAAGATGTGAGAGTTACGCAGGTTCCAGAATGGGGCCAAGACGATGAACCATTAAAAATATACAGCAAGCCATTAACGCTAAGTGAAACTTCTAAACTTTACAAAATGAGTCAGGAAGATGATCTAACAATGATGGCTTATGTATTAATTTATAAGGCATTGGATAGCGATGGGGAAAAGTTATTTGATATTGGCGATAAAAATAAACTTTTAAATAAAGTTGATCGTGAGGTGTTAGTTAGAGTTGCTCAAGAAATTATGGGGCAAGAGCCTATTGAGGAAGTAAAAAAGGACTAACAGAGGATGCTAATTTATTTCTGCAATACAGCCTTGCAGAAAGACTAGGAAAAAGCCTAGAAGAATTGCAAAAAATTAGTGTCCAGGAATACCAAGGCTGGATTGCTTATTTAGAAATATTGGAAGATAGAAGGAAGCATGGCAAATAAAAAAGTAAAGATTGAGCTAACAGCTATTAATAAAACAAAAGCTGCGTTTGGTGCTGTAACTGGTGGTTTAAAAACCATTGGCGGTGCTGCCGCAGGTGCAACCAAAGGAATTGCAGCTGTAGGAATTGCAGCAACAGCGGCAGCTGGTGCATTAGCTCTTATAGTCAATAAATCTTTTGATGCCGTAGATGCTTTGGGTAAAACTTCCACACAAACAGGTATTGCCACAGATACTCTGCAAGCATTTCATCTTGCGGCCAGAGAATCTGGAACAACTGTTGAGGGTGCAAATACAGCACTTATTAAATTTGCCAGAAGTGTTGGTGATGCTTCCAGGGGCCTAAAAACTCAAGCAGATATTTTTAAAGATCTTGGCGTTGAATTAAAGGACACTGAAGGCAACATGAAATCATTTGATACATTGCTAGAAGAAACAGCAATAGGCGTATCAAACATGGCAGATCAGACAACCAGAGCAGCAGCTTTGGCTGGTTTATTTGGCAGGCAAGGGGTTGTTTTAACTGGTGCAATTAAAGATCTTAGTAACAGAGGCCTTAAAGATTTTATTACCAGAGCAAAAGAGTTGGGTATTGTTCTTAGTGAAAAAGTAATTAGAAGAACTGAACAATTTAATGATGCTGTTGGTGTTATAAAAATGCAGCTTGGATCCTTTGTAAATAATATTACAACTTCATTTTTGCCAGTTTTTGAAAAGATGCAAGAAACAATATCTGCAAAGATTAAAACAATTATTGCAGATGCTGGTGGAATGGATGCTTTGGGATTAAAAATTGCAAACGGCATTATTGAGGGTGTTGCTGGTGGCATACAAGCACTGGGAGATCTTGGAGATAATCTTTTTAGAGTTTTTACAGATATACGAATAAAACTTAAAGAAACTGAGATCCAATTTTTAGAATTTCAAAAGGCATTGATGAGCATCATGCCAAGAAAATTTGCAGATGAATTAGGCGATTTAGAATTAATGCTTTTGCATAATGACGTTGCATTAAAAGATCTAAACAAAGAAACAAGCAATTTTGGCGAACAAGCAGAAGTGGTTGCCAACAAAGTTAGAGGCTACAAATTAAGCATTGATGATTTAAGAGGCGGCACAGATGCAGCAGGTGATAGCACAAAGAAACTTGGTGATAGTTTTGTTGATGCTTTAAGCCCATTAGAAAAGTTTGATGACCAATTAGGCAAAGAGGGTTTGGCCAGAACAATGGAAACAACAGCAGTTGGTGCAATGAAAAAATTCGAAGATTCTATTGTTGATGGCCTAAGAAATGGCAAATTATCTTTTGCAGATTTTGCTGATTATGTTGTTGAGCAGCTTTTAAGAATATCAATTCAACAAATGATTTTAAAACCATTAATTGGCAGCTTCGGATCTGCATTTGGCAGCTTTGGAGATCTCTTTTCAGCGGATGGCGGTGGCTATACAGGAATGGGAGCCAGGGCAGGAGGGGTGGACGGCAAAGGTGGCTTCCCAGCAATACTGCATCCAAATGAAACTATAGTGGATCACACTAAAGGCCAGGGCATGAACTCTGGTGCAAACATAACTTTTAACATCCAGGCTAACGATGCAGCTGGGTTTGATCAATTACTAAACAGCAGGAAACAAATGATCACTGCAATGATAAATAACGCCATGAATAATCGTGGCAAAATGGGGGTAGTGTAATGAGTGGATCTTTTCCAACAACGCCTAAATTTAGGGCCGTAAACTTTCAAGACAACAGGCCTACATTAGTTAACCAAACTTTATCTGGCAAAAAATCAGCCAGGCAGATTGGCGGCCAATATTTTTCATTCACAGTACAAATGCCAGCAATGGCTCAAGAAAATGGCCAGAAGATCTTTGCCTTTTTACAAAAACAAAAAGGGGCCTTTGAAAATTTTACTATTACCTATCCATTGCAAAATTTAGGATCCGATAAAGCTCAAACAGACATAGCCGCAGTTGGTGTGCAAGCATCCCAAGATTCAACCATTTCTATGGATGGATTTACAGCCTCAACAGATGGCGTTCTTAAAGCTGGAGACATGATTAAGTTTGCCAATCATACAAAAGTTTACATGGTGCAAGATGATGTAACCTCAGATGGATCTGGGGCGGCTACAGTATCAATATCTCCCAACTTAGTTGCAGCGTTAGCTGATAATGAAGCTGTAACAGTCAACCAGCCTTTGCTCACAGTCTATTTATCAAGTGGTGAGGTAATGTATTCAACAGATCCTTCTGGCTTTTTTAGCATCGCATTTGATGTTAGGGAGCTTATAGCTTAATGCCTAGAACTCTTAGCTCCGCATTACAAACTCAAGTATCAGCTCAACAAACAAACATTTGTTTCCTGGTTGAATTTGCTCTATCAACAACTGTGAGAGCAACGGATTTTTATACTGATTTAGTCTTTAACAGCAACAGCTATTCGGCTGGCGGATCCTTTTTACAAATAAACCAAACTCAAGAAACTGGTGAATTAAAAGTAGATGAGATTTCAGTTATATGCAGCAATGTAACCAATGAAATTAGATCCCTGGTTAGCTCTGGAAACTACATGGATAAAAAGGTAACAGTAGATCTAGGCTTTTTAGATGAAAATGAATCTCTGGTTGGAGCAATCAATTTCTTTACTGGCAACATAAGATCTGTGGCAATTTCTGAAACAGGAGATAGCACAGATATAAATTTGGTTGTGGCTAATCATTGGAGTAATTGGAACCTCACAAAAGGCCGTCATTTTTCAGACGAATCCCAGCAAGGATTTAGCAGCGGAGACAAGGGTTTTGAATACGCCACCGAAACAAAAGATGATATTAGGTGGGGCAGTTAATGCTTCCACAATTTAGGAAACCAAGATTTTTAAGAGAAGTTGGCCCTGGTGGCTATACAGGCAACAAAACCTCAACGGGTAATCCAGTAGTTGATTTTTTTGTTGCTGTGGGTGCATGGCTGGCGGCCAGTAAAACTGCCCAGGTTATTTGGACAGCTTTTATGATAGTTACGGCAGCTGTTGGAATCAAAAACTTTAGAACCGCCCAGGACTTATTAAGTAAAGGCCAGGACATACTAGCAACCAAGGTTGCAGCTGGCGGCAAGGTTCCAATTATTTATGGAACCAGGCGTGTAGGATCTCAGTTAATCTTTTTAGATACAGCAGACAATAGATCCAAGGATCTCTTTTGTGTTTATGCATTAAGTGTGGGTGAAGTAGATCACATAGATTTAGCGACTGTTGAAATAAATGGCGTAAGCATTTCAGATCCAAAAGTTTTTAGGGATGGATTTTATGTAGGCAGCGATAAAATTAGCTCTGGAGCTGGCAGCTTAAATACAGCTACTCAGATTGGTGGTATAAATCAAACTTCTTCTGGAGGAGTAGGCGGAACAGATCCAACCAAAAGATATAGATTTGTTATTAATGCACATCATGGGGCAGCAAGCCAGACTGTAGATCCAATGTTAAATGCTTCAATTCCAAGCAAATGGACAGTTGCACATAAATTAAACGGCATAGCATATTTAGCATTTTCCGCTGAGTTTGATTCAAAGGCCATGTTTAAAGGCCTTCCGCAGCTAACAGTAGTTGTTAGAGGTAAGAAAGTTTACGATCCCAGGGAAAGCGGCCAAACCTTTGGAACGCCCAGCACTTATGCTTATTCAGATAATCCAGCTTTATGCTTTTTGGACTACATTTCAAACGCTGAATATGGAAAGGGCTTAACAGCATCTGAATTAAATTTATCTACCTTTGGAACCGCAGCCACTGTTTGCGATACTTTGGTAGATACTCCAGATTTTAATGGCACCGCACAATCAGTGACTTTTAGTGGAGATAATGGTTCTAATTTAGTAACTGCTCAAGAAAATATTTGGGATTTTATTTATTCTGGAGACTATGCAACTTTAACAAACTCAGTGGGTGCGGAAGTTTTTGGCAATGTTCCAGTTAATGCCACATCAAGAGTACAGCCATATGATTCCACCCAAAGCAATAATATTTATTTTAGTCAAAATTTATCAGCAGCTTATGCAAGCGATGTTGGAACTATATTAATTAAAAATAAAAGATTTCAATGCCATGGTGTGATTGATCCAAACATAACTGTAATGGAAAACTCTCAATCATTGCTGGCTGCAATGCGAGGCATATTTAATTATGTAGACGGCAAATATGAGCTGCAAGTTGAGGATGCTGGATCCTCAACATTTTCAGTAAATGATAACCATATTATTTCCCAGGGCGGCATCAATGTTTCTTATGGATCTAAAGATAATCGTTATAACAAAGTTGTTGTTAATTTCTTTAATGCAAAAAAGGCTTATGAAGCAGACACTGTAACTGTTTTACATACTCCAAGTGTTAGTGGCCAAAGCTACACCTATGATGATGGTGGTGAAGAATTAGAAATTAAAATTGATTGTGAATATGTCAGCTCTCCTTATGTTGCTTTTAACATGGGCAAGGCTTTATTGGTAAGATCCAGATACCAAACTCAAATCTCATTCCAAGCAACAACAGAATTATATAAATGCAATGTAGGGGATATTATTGATATAACTTATGCACCTTTAGATCTAAGCTCAACTTTATACAGGATTGAGACAATAGATCTTATGCCAGACGGCCTTTTAAATATTACGGCCATAATTTATTTTAATGTTTATACCTATGAGCTGCCAGCGGCAGCCAATGTTGCAGCTAAAACAAATCTTCCTTCGGCTTTTGCACTTGTTGCT